ACCATTTTCATCAAGCATTGTGGTTTTACCGTTGGCATCGTGGGTTTTTGCACCATACCAGTAGTACATCTCACACTCTTCCTTGAACTTGAGCATGTGGCGGTACTCTTCGTAATCCATCCAAAGCTTGGTAGAACGACCTTCCTTCATTGGGAGCTCGAACTCAGCTACGTAATCTTTAGCGTTACCAGCAAAGTGGTAAGACTTACGTACAGTACCGATCTTAGAACGAACCAAACCTGGAGCAGTCCAGTTAGAAGCGTTACCTCTAGAGAAGTCAACACCTACGTTGGCGAACAACATACCGAACAAAGCACCTGCTGCAATATCTGCTGCAGGCATTGAAGTTTGGTCGGGAGATACAAGTCTCAGTTTGTACTCATAACCACCCGCTACAGGCTCAGGGTTAGCCATAATACGAGCAAGCACCCCAGATTGAGATACTAGTGTGTATGGGAAAATAAACCATTTGTCTGGGAATACTACTGTAAAGATAGCACCTCCAGCTCCTGTACCACTAGAGGATACAACTGGTCGTACGTTTACTTCGTGAGTTTTTACTCGGTACTCGTACTCGAATCGGTCAATAGATTTAGTATTACCTACACCTTCCGTCATAAAAGAGAGTGGAAATTTCTTCTCTTCACGTCCGGCTAGGTGGGTGATGATGGGTGAGAGCTCTTCGGGCTTCTCCATCAAAGCATTGACCAACGAGTTAGTGTCGGTCATCTGCTGGTCATTATAGTACGTTTTCAGTACTTGCATCAAAGCCATGATATTCTAATTTTAAAAATTTGTTGCTGTTAAAAAAGCGCGGTCATGTCCAGATCATCTGGATCAAATTCTTTTGTACGTCGGCTAGCCTTTCTAGCGCTCTTAGCTTTCTCTTGATTGGATTCAATCCGCTCTCTTAGACTTTGCGCACTTTTAGTTCTAGCTTTTGTATTAATTATGTCGTCTAGTTTAAACCCACTATACATCAAGTAGTCGATAGCAAGTTTAACTTCTAGTTCTGCTTCTGAGTAATCCATGTCTCTTTGAGTTTCACCATTCGGGCCTACCGGCTCTGAGATGTAGTCAAAGAACTTAGACTTCTGTCTATCTGGGATACGGACTCCTGCAAACTCATTACCTGATTCGATAATGTCTGCAACTCCTTCCCAAAACTGTGAGTTCTCTTCTGCTAAACGCTCTTGTTCTTGCTGTTGCTGCACAAGCAAGTTTTCTCTGTGTTGCTTTTGTACATCTGCAAGTGCATCTTTAGCAGCTTGTGCCTTCCCAAACAACTTACCTGAGTCTTCGTAGTCTTCTAGCATCTCTTGAATGAACGAATCATCGTGGCCTTTCAGTTGAAAGTACTGTGCTAGAATAAGTCTCTGTGATCCTAGGTCTTTCTCCCCAAGCTCAAAGTTGTTGTAGTCAGTGTTAGGGTTATATGCTTCAAAGAACTTATCAGACTCTCCCCCTGACATTACATAATCCAAATGCTTTTGAACCTCAGGGAATTGCTGGAACAATGCGTCTAGTTGATCTTCTGCAATGTTTTGTGCAATGTCTTTAGCAAACTCTGTCAACCCTTCAACAGTGTCTGCATATTCATTTTCTAATTCGTAGCCAAGTGTCTTAGCTATTTCAAAAGCTACAGTGCCGTCGGATTCAACTTCTTCTTCAGGGTCATCCGTATAGTCCTCTGCATCTTCGTCATCCTCTAATCCTGGGGTTTCGTCTTCGTTGTCATCAAAGCTGTCATCTACAGGATCGTCTACTACCTCTTCTACTTCTTCTTCTACTTCTTCTACGTCATTTTCAATGTCGGGAAGAGAAGCTAACCCATCCCCAATCATATCATCGAAGGAGATTGAGTCTAGATCTAATTTGTCGTCTGGTGTTGCCATGTTGCAAAAGTATTTAAAGTGTTTGGGTTTGTATTTGTAAAAACTTTTTTTATAGTACTAATTAAAATATAGCACTTACATTTTAGTGATTGTCTTAGACATTCGCGTGCCTGCGTATTGCGGCTGCTGATAATTCATGAATGCGTACGGATTGTAGGTCCGACCAACTCCTGTTAACTCGCCCCCATAATCTCTTCCTAATCCTGCAAATCCTACCTCATCAGCTTTTTTATACAGTTTTCTACCAGTTTTGTAGGTTTTGTATCCTGAGCTAAGCATACCTGAGTATTCAGCTGCCTCATCAAAATATGGTAGTACTCTTCTCCCTACTTGATAAGCTGCGTCTACAGGGCCTTTTGTTGCAATTAGAGCGTCCTTTGCAAACGATGTGTATGGTTTCAAAGCTGTAGCGTATGTACCAAATGAACTAGGTATAGCGCCCGTTACTGCACTTGCTACTCTACTTGTTGTAGCAGGGGCTACAAATTTAGCAGCTGTTGCTGCTTTCCCCCATAGGGGTATGGCGCCGATGGCATTAACGGCCCCTCCAACATAATCTCCTTCTGAAAAATCCTCATATGCGTTCCTACCCTTCCTGGCGTATTCAAAAGGATTAACTAGAGACATGGGTACATCGAATATGTTAGGGTATTGCTCCATGCCAGCCGCACTAGGCAACTCTTTATGTTTCAGTATTCCTGTAAGCTGAGTCATAGGAGTAGCTAACCTATCCAACCAATCTACCGACATGTCTGGGATGTCATACTTTTCTTTGTAATCCGCTATTGCTTGTCTGTGAGCTTCGTTTGTAGGTACCGAAATACCGTCTACCATTTCTGTCTGGTAGGCATAGCTAGGCATTTGCATCTGTCCTGAAGCTATCTGCTCCGCTCTTTTGCGTTGCATCTGATCTTGAATAGCTTCTGGATATTGGCTCAAATAGTTCGATGGCCCAGTCCCATAGTAGTCAGCTTCCTGCACATTTAAGTAATCGTAGATTTGATCTACTTTTTTACCAAATGCTGCTTGTGCCTCTGCCTGTGCTTTTCTTTCTGCTTCTGCTTGAGCTAACTTTGATTCCCCAAGAGCTTGATCAATTCCTACATCCATCGCTCGTCTATCGAAAGCGCCTGGGGTAAATTGATTAGTAGACTCAGAGGTAAATGCTTTTTGAGAATCATTCAAAGCACCGTAGACTCCAGCTCCAGCAGTCTGGAACTTACGTCTTACTCCCCCAAGTCTCATCATTGATCTTGCTGGGGATTCTACTACGTCTATAGATTGATTGTGCGGGGTTCCGGGAAGAACTGTCCCTGGTTGTACGCTTTTGTACGATTCTAGTAAGTGCCCTGTTTTAGGATCTTTGTAGTCTATGTCTAGAGGTACCCTAACGTTGTTTGTATGCACGGTGCTGCCAGGGGCAACATTTTTCATTACATACTCATCCGGTATTTGAGATGGGGGCCTGTTCTGCAGCCCCTGCATTTGTTGTTGCGGGGTAGTAGCTACTTCTTGAGTCTGACCTGTAGATACTTGCTGTTCGAGATTGTTAAGTAAGCCGGGGTTCCTAAGTGTATCCATTATAGATACATTTACCCCCATAGACTGTAGAGCCTTAGTTCTATCTAGTATTTGTCTACGATCCGCGTTTGTCATTACTCTCCGTTAGGCTCTGTGTCTCCCTCTCTGTAAAGCGCTTGCTCCTTCAAGTCCAGCTCTTTGTTTTTGAGCTCGTAGTCTCTCATGAACTTCTCTAGATCTAGATTCAGTCTATCTGCGGAGTCTTTTGATTCTGCGGATATCAATGCTTTCTCAAGTTCTAGTTGGCGATCTTTCTCTCTTTCTACTAGAGATATCTGCTCAGCTCTTTGTTCCCTCTGTACCTTCATAGCTTCTTGCTGTTGAGCTGCATCATTTTGAGCTTTTTGTAGCTCTTGTGCAGCTTTCTCTGCTTTACGCATTTTAGACTTGATGCTTGCAAGGTTGTTAGTGTCTAGGAGATCCAGCACTTGCGATGGAGGCATCCCATTCTGAATCATTGCTTGAGATAGTTGTTTTGCCTCTCTCAGTCTGTTTTGATCATCCCCAGCGTTGGATACAAATATCCCGTACTCACTCTCCATGTGGTCAAGTGAGTCAATCTCTAGAGTCTCAGTAGTTAGGTCAGGCATTACGTATGTAGCCTTCTTACCAGTCAGCCAGGCTTCTTTAGAGTAGTCCAGCAGGCCTTGCAGTTCTCTTTGTTCTAGTTGAGCAAACTTTCTAAATAGATCTTCTGTAATGTGCGAGGATTGTAGAATGGCTTGTTGCGAAGAGCCTTTACCCTCGTACTGCCCAATAGTACCTTGTCTCTGCCTGTTTACGCCTGAAATCTTCTCCCACTCTAGCATGATAGACTCTAACAATGAGATGTACTGACCAATGGTCTTAATAGACATGTCTAGCACAGACTGGTGTTGAGGAGAGAGCATGATCCCCTCTTTGTTATAATCAACCCAGGCAATTCCAGTACCCTCAACATAGTACATGAACTTATCCATGTCCCACTTCTTGGGGATCATGTTGATATCGAATTGGGCGATGATATCTTTAGATCGAGCGATCGCAAGCTCCATGCGGTACTTGAAGATATTATAGTTGAGCTGGTATGGAATGCCTAGGCTGACGAGGGAGATATTGTTAGAGTTAATATCTGAGTATTTTCTCCCGTTGATTGGGAGTTTGCACCTAGATGGGTTATCAATAGATACACGCTGGTTAGATATGGGGCTGATATCTGCGAAGAATCTACCGTCAATCTTAGTTCCTTTCCATACTTCGTTTACCCATTCATATTGAACCTTTCCTCCCTGCTCTTTTAGTTCTATTGGCATTCTATAGCCTTCCTCTACTTGGAACTCTTCTATACTTCCGGTTGTAGGATCTACGTATGATACAAATCCAATGCGTTTTCTACTTTTCCAGTAGACTGTTACGCACTCAATAAGTCTATTGCGGTAGATGTTGTCATCTGCCCCAGACGCTTCAGCTCTGTAAAGTAGGTAAGAATCTACTGAGGTTTGCTGCGGGTTTTCTAACTCTAGGATTTGCTGATCTGTTAATTGGTCCCCGAATCTGTCTATGATTGTAGACGCGTGTGAGAACTTTCTAACTATAGCCCAGTCCCCATCTTCTACAAAGTCAATATCTGGGTCCTTATCAAAGTCAATGTCTAGAGGGTTCAGTACATCGTAGAAAGGTTCACTATTAGAAACTCCCTTCTCAGTGTAGCATTCACCAGCAACTAGAAAGTGGAAAAACATCTTCTGGAACTTATCATACACTTCTTCGTTCTGCATGATATAGTTCATAGCAGCCTGGCCTTTGATTGCACGGTTATCTGTATACGTGTTGTCAAACTCCTCCATAATCTCTTCGGGTAGTGGGGGAGGTCCTTGCTCGGGCTGTTCGAATCCTGGGAGCTTTGCCAGCTCTTTTAGAAACATCTGCTGCACAGTTGTAAATAGCAGCTCTTGTTTAACCTTTTGCTTTTGAGATACTACATCTGGGTTCTTTACGGCTACAGAAAAGTTTAGCGGTCGCTTTGCCTTTTCCCCAAGAAGCAAGTCAATGATAGGCTTGATGATTGGGTAGTTGCGGAGCTTTGATGGGAAGTTCTCTCTAGTACGTCCGTACGGCTTAAGAACGTACTTGTAGTCCTGCTCATCAATCTCCCCGTTGTAATAGTCGTAGAGGGTCTTGAGATAGTTACGGCGCTCAGATAACCCGAACTTCGATAGATTGATAAAAGCATCTACGCATTCTTCCCTCCACTTTTTGTTTTTCTTAGAAAGGGGAAGACGTTGTTGGGGAATCTTATGTGAGCCGTACATATCCTTGCAAAATTATCTATAATTCTTATCAAACCAGTCGTCTTGGGATCTGTCAGAGGTAATCTCGACCACCTCTCTATTATATAACTCTCGTGTGTGGTACATTCCTACCATTAAGGCCATAACACGGTCAAAGTTTCCCTTGTGATTGAACTTGATTAACTCTTGTAAAAGCGCTGGGTCGTAGATCTTATGCATGTTTAGCGTTACGTTCCCATCTTCGTCTGTACCTCTTGGGCTCATTAACCAGTCACGTATATACAGCTCTCCTTGTCGCTTACGTTGCTGGGTCATGTGCATCCCGTATTGTCGTCTAGTAGTTTTAGATCTTAGCTCTCGTTTGTCTAGCATCTCAAACTCCTCTTGTAGCTTGTGTAGTTTGCGGTATCTCTTGGCAAATGCAATGAGCTCACCTCGATCGTTCTCAAACCCAATCTTGGCGTTGTAGTAATCTGCTAGCATAAATAGGTTTCTGTTGTACTCGTCTTGAGTCTGAGGCCTACCTATGTAAGATGCTACAATGATGTCGTCTGGCTTTGATAGATTGTTTGGGCGCTTGATTACGTATGCAGCCC